AGAGAAAGAAGCCGCTAAGAAAGCTAAGGATCGCCAAACTGCGGATCAAAAAGCAAGAGAGACATTCTACGCTAATCAAAATGCCATGCGTGTTAATGCAGCAGTACAGCGCCAAAAAGTAGAAGATGAAGAGAACAAGAGATTGGCGGCTGGACAGCAATATGCCTTTGACATATTAATACAAAAGTCATCTGCTGAATCTCAATACCTTGCTCAATATGATCAACAATTAAGCAATCTGCAAGATTTAAGAGCGCGAGATCTTGAGAATGCTGGCTTATACAATGAAGCGATTATTGCTCTTGAGAATGATAAGCAAGCGCGAATGCAGGCTTATCAGCAACAAGAACAAGACAGAGTAATGGCTGGGATAAACTTTATCGGTCAATCTGCTAGTGCGATGGAGTCTGCTTTTGAAGAAGGCTCTAAGGCTCAGAAAGCGGCGTTCTTAGTTAATCAAGGAATTCAAGTAGCTAATGCGATAGTTAATACTAATGCTGCGGCTACTGCTGCTTTAGGTATGCCTCCGTTTACTCCTGCTAATATAGCTTTATCTGGAATGGTAAAGGCTATGGGTTACGCGAGTGCGGCTGCAATTGCTGGACAAGCTATAGGTTCGTTTGAAGGCGGCGGCTTTACTGGCATGGGTTCGCGTACTGGCGGCGTAGACGGTAAGGGTGGATTTGCTGCTATCCTTCACCCTAACGAAACCGTCATTGATCACACTAAGGGTCAAGGATCTGGCATGAATGTCACTGTGAATATAAACGCAGTAGACACCAAAGGCTTCGATGAGCTGCTGTACAAGCGCCGAGGTCAATTAGTGAGTATAATTAACCAGGCCGTAAACAATAGAGGCCGAGCGTCAATAGTATGAGTGGAACTTACCCGACAAGTCCTGTTTTCACCTCTGCAAACTTCCGCAGCGAGTTCTTTAATCTGAGCAGCCAGACAATCTCTGGTCGCACTCAGGTAAGGAATATCGGCGGTCAGCGGTTTACATTTACAGCCGCTTATCCTCCTATGACTCGAGGTGAGTTTTCTCCTGTCATGGGATTTATTATGGCGCAGCGAGGAATGGCTGAGACCTTCACTATCGTATTACCAGAGGTTTCTAGCGCCTCTGGGAGCGTCTCAGGGACGATGTTGTCCTCTGCTGCTGGTAGCATAGGTGATACTTCAATCGCCGTAGACGGCTTCACAGGAACTCTGAAGGCCGGTGACGTATTTAAGTTCGCCAATCACAACAAGGTCTACATGGCTACAGCGGATCGCAGTGGTAGCGGAAGCTTGAGTTTCCAGCCAGCTCTTGTAGAGGCAGTGTCGGATAACGAGACTGTGACCTATGATGACGTACCGTTTACCGTACGCTTGAATAACGATGTCCAAGAATACGGTATTGCTACCGACCTATCCTATAGCTACGAAGTAGACTTTATTGAGGCAATATGAGCAGAGAGATCGATTCGGCAACGATTACTGCGCTGAATAGCGATAATCTCAATATTGCCAATTTAGTACAGATGGATTTTGATACGCCAATCAAGATTACTAATTGGGCGCGTGATGTTGTGGCTCTTAGTACTACTTTTGATAGCAGCTCTGATTTACTAGAGATTGATCAATTTACCGAAAGCTCAGAGCTTCAGGTCAACTCTTCTACGCTGAGATTCTCGGGTGTTAGCCAGACGTTTGTATCGCTATTCTTAACTAATGATTATATTGACGTTAGAACTAGAATATGGAAAGCAGTATTAACAAATTCTGACACCGTTATTGGTTCTCCAATATTAGTTTTTGATGGCAGGATTACATCTTACTCTATCGTAGATAGCCAAAATGACAGCGCTGTTTCTGTAGAAATCGCAAGTCACTGGAAGGATTTCCAACTTCGTAACGGAAGGAAAACAAACAATAATACGCAACAGCTTTATTTCCCTGGAGATAAAGGTTTTGAGTTTGCCTCAGAGACAAATAAAGAAATTAAGTGGGGTAAATCATAATGTGGCCTATTTTAGCTGCAATCTTTGCTGTTGCAAGTGGCGCGGTATCTTATGTACAAGCTCGCAAGGCTCAGAAAGCAGCCAAGAGGGCGAATGATGAGCAGCGCGGTGTACTGGTTAACAAAGAATCTAATATTGAGCAAATACCTGTTATCTATGGCGAGCGCAGGGTTGGCGGTGTTCGTGTATTTGTATCTACTGATGGAACTTATAAGTCTGTTGGTGGTGGCGCTGTTGAGTGGCATTCAGGCTGGCATTCTGACACTCAAGACTATGACAATATTACTCCTACGCCTACTAATCAGTATCTATACATTGCATTAGTTCTGGCTGAGGGCGAAGTAGAAAGCATTACAGATTTCATAATTGATGACTTGCCTATTACTGACCCTAAGTATTCAGGCTTGGTAGGCATCGATGTGTATCTAGGTGGTGATGATCAAACCATGCCTGATACAGCTCTACTGAGAGAAGCCAACGAGTTTTGGACGGCAGAGCATAGACTTAGAGGCGTGGCGTTTATTGGGGTCAGGCTCAAGTGGGATGAGGAAGCATTCTCAGGCATCCCTGATATTACTGCCGTGGTTAAGGGAAAGAAGGTATATGACCCGCGAACAGATACTACTGCTTGGTCTGATAACCCTGCTTTATGTGTCAGGGACTACCTCACTAACACTAGATACGGAAAAGGCTTACCACTCAGCGCCATTGACGATGTGGCAATAGCTGCCGCTGCTAACGATTGCGATGAGTCAGTTACTCTATACGATGGCGGCGGCTCGGGGAAGCTGTTTACCTGCAACGTAGTCTTAGACACTTCTAAAACGCTCTTTGATAACCTTGGTACTTTGCTTTTAGGATGCCGTGGTTTCCTTCCTTACTCTCAGGGTAAGTATCGACTTAAGATTGACGGTTCGCGTAGCAGTGAATTCACGTTTACTAATGACACGATCATTGGCGGGATTGAGATCCAAGGCGAAAGCAAGGACGAGAAGTTTAATCGCGTTACGGTCAAATTCCCTAATCCTGATGCCAACTGGCAACCTGACACTGCGATATGGCCTCCTGCTGACTCTGCCGAGGAAACATCATATCTTGCTGAAGATGGCGGTGTGTTGCTGCATGAGGAGCTAGATCTAGACACTATAACCAACTACTACCAGGCTAGAGACTTGGCTAGGGTTATCTTGTTGCGTTCCAGAAACGCAATAACTTGCGCCCTAACTACAACTTCAGAGGCATTACAGCTTGAGGTAACAGACGTAGTATCTGTTACTCACTCTACTCCAGGTTGGGTAGCAAAGCCGTTCCAGGTCATTGGTATGCAACTCAATGATGACGGAACAGTAGCCCTGGCTCTGCTAGAGTATGACTCCACGGTCTACACATGGGAAGAAGGCACAGAGCAGACAGCGTACCCGGATACCAATCTGCCTGATCCGTTTACGGTTGGCGTAATATCTAATATCACAGTCACCGAGACCACTACTCTAGGCTCGGACGGTACGGTAATACCAACTGGCCTAATCGCGTGGGATACAGCATACGACAAGCTAGTTAATCAGTACGAGATACAGTACAAGCTGACCTCTGAGGCTGACACAGAGTTTAAGAGCATTGTAACTAGCGTTCCTAAGTACGAGTTCTACAATGCAGAAGTAGGCATAAGTGTTACGATTCGTATCAGGGCGATTAACTCGCTCAACGTAAAGGGCGCGTTTACTTCTACTACGTTTACGGTTAATGGCGATCAGGCAGCTCCTAATGCGCCCACAGGTCTAGTAGCAACCGCTGGCATCAAAAACATAAGACTAGACTGGACGAACCCTTCGGCAACAGACCTTAAGATTATTGATGTTTACAGGCATACATCGAACAGCTCTGGGTCTGCCTCCAAGATCGCTAGTATCAACGGTGAGTCTTTTGTGGATCAGAACATAGCTGACGCTATCACTTATTACTAATGGCTGAAGGCTAAAGACTATTCTGATAATGCATCTGGCTTCTCTGGCGTTGCCTCTGCCGCAGCTACGCTGGTGACTTCAGATGGAATTGTAGAAGGCGCTATCGACGTTGCTAAGTTCGCGCTTGGTATTGAGCCTGTAACACTAGTTACGTCTGTACCAGTAACAAAGTCTACAGAAACGATATATAACACTACAGATAACTTGTTGTATCGATGGGATGGTAGTCAGTATGTATCAGCAACTGGAGCAACCAGTTTTTCAGAACTTTCAGGTCAGTTAGCGGCAGGTCAAGCAGCAGTAGATTCTATTCAATCCGCAGCGATACAAGCTGGCGCAATTACAACTACCAAAATTACTAACAATGCGGTACAAACAGCAAAGATTGATGCTGGCGCAATCACTACAGCAAAGCTAGACTCATTAGCTGTCACAGCGGATAAGATTGCCTCTAACTCAATCACCACTGCTAAAATTGCTGCCAATGCTGTCACAGCAAACGAGATAGCAGCAGGAACAATTACAGCAAATGAGATACTTGCTAATACTATTACTGCTGGACAAATAGCTGCTGGAGCAATCACGGCGACAGAGCTTGCGGCTGACTCAGTGTCTGTAGCAAAGTTAGTCTCTAACACATCTAAGTCATATGGTAATTTCCAGTTCGAGTTTGGCACTAACACTAGCATCGCTGGATTTACTGGCGCGGGTATTTTAAGGGCTGGACAGACTAATGCATTTGCAATCGCAGGACTAGCTAACGCCGATGCTAGTATTGCGGTAGTTGGTCAGCAATCTTATAACGGAGCAAATTCATTTGGCGCTTTCTTCGCTAATTCTACGATCTTGGGTGGTTTAAGTCATAGGTCTCAGGCGGGGCTTTGTAATAACACACGGGCGGCGATATTTGCCGCAGGAACAAAAGCTGTCTCTTTAGCTAACTCAACTTACGCGGTTGAAGCAACAGGCGACGTATACGTCAACGGGAACATTACTGCTACAGGCACTATCACTCCTTTCACTGGAATGCATGATGGTCTACTAGATGACTCTATAACGCCTGAAATTGGCGACATTATGGTTGATACTGAAGTTCTGATTAAACGAGATATATCTAATACCCTTTGTCTACAAGCAATCAGCAGTCAATCAAATCAGGCCGCTATCGGCGTGTACTCGGAGATGTCGCCCGCTAACTACGTCCCTGTGGCAGCTAGAACTCCTACGCCTGAGAAAGTGTTTGATGAAATTGATGACATAGCGCCAGAGAATTTACCTACGCGAGACCCGCAGTATGACTCACTATTTGTGGACCGTAACTGTATTATCTTGAACTCTGTCGGGGAGGGTCAGATTAACGTCTGCGGAGAGGGCGGCGATATAGCTGCTGGAGACCTGATTGTGACTAGCTCAATACCAGGAAAAGGCATGAAGCAAGGAGATGATATAATACGATCCTATACCGTGGCTAAGGCTCGTGAAAGCGCTACATTCTCAGCAGGTGAGGTTAAAATGATCGCCTGTATCTACCTATGCGGATAATGTTATGGAACCTTTATATTTAGTAAACGGCGACAATGGTTCGCAAGTCAAGATTGTACTTACAAGGGATGACACTGGCAGCCCTGTCGATCTTACTGGTGCGACAGCTACGTTGAAGTTCAAGAAGCGAAACAGCTCAACTATTCTTAGTTCTATCAATTCATCAACTTTTGAATCGAGTGATTTAGAGGCAGGCATTGCGATATTTGTGTTTAACTCTACAGCGCTAGATATTGCATCTGGGAATTACGTTGGCGAGGTTGAAATCACATTTGCTAACGGCACTATTGAAACTGTCTTTGAGCAATTAGAGTTCTTGATTAGAGAAGACTACTAATGTCTAAAAGTAGTATCTATCAAGTAATCTCTAAAAGATTGCGGCTAGAAGCTATCTCTCAACGCTTAAAGCTAGACGCTATCTCTCAAAGATTAAGGCTGCAAGCGATATCGCAAAGGTTACAGCTAGAAGTTATCTCTCAGAGAATGAAGATAGCAAGCTCTGCTGTAGGCAAATTCTTAAATGTCTTGTATTTCGTGGATTCTGCCTTGTTCACAGAAGTTGTTAGCTTCCTCTTTGGTAAGCTGGCTTCTGACTCGGTAGGCACAACAGATCAAGCAATATTTGCCATTGCGAAAAACATTAGTGATGCCGTTGATGCTGTAGACACGCAGTCTTTTATTGTTGGCAAGAAGCCTAGTGATATAGCTCAGCTTAATGACATCGCGTCATTAGGCATAGGCAGTGTTCTATTCGATATTACTGCAACAACAGATCTCCTAATCAGCTCTGTCGGCAAAGTAAACGCAGACAATGCTCTTGCTATAGATACGCAAAGCCTTGCATTTAATAAAACTGCTGCGGATCTAGGGTTTGTACTAGATGCTAATGAGCTGACATTTGGTAAGCAGCCAGTTGACACCACAATAACGACAGATACTCAGGTCTTTAGTGTATCGAAGTCATTGTCTGACGTAATTTATGCTACAGATGATATTGGCGCTGAAGCCTCTATTGATGACGAGCAGAACATCCAGGTACAAAAACAACTTACGCACTTATCATTTGCGTCAGATAATATTGAGCGTACTGCTGTTTACAATAGAACCTTCTCTGACTTATCAA